GCCCACAACGGAATACCAGTAAAATCAACCGTCGTGCCAGAGCCTGACGATTGTGCAGTTAGCATTTGAAGCCCGTTATAGACCGCCCCCGAAGGGGCGGTCATGCCGGATGTGCCGCTAATAGTGGTTGGCATGGGGGTTAGCTCCAGTTGCCGACGTTAGTGACAGAAGACGAACCGAGAGGACGGATACGGAAATAAGAACCAATACCGACAACAGCGGCAGCAGCCACACCAAGCGACACTTGCGGGATAAGCGTACCGCCGACCGTCACGACAAGGACGCCGTTAATTTTAGCGTAACCGACCGTGTTGACCGAGGCCGTAGCGAGCGTGGTGTTGGCCGCGACGTTGTAGGTTGATTGTGTAGCGGTTGCGGTGGCAACGGTAGCCGTGCCTTTTTGAGCGTCTGCCCACCAATACTGAGTGAACGTAGCCGCGCCGCCAAGCGCAAAACCAAACGAACCAGATGTCGCGCTCATGGAGCTAAGGCTGAACGCGCAGTCAAACGCGTACGTGCCTGCGGTCAATGTGACCGTGCCGTTGGTCGTAGGGTTGAACAACTTCTGCGCCGCTGTTTGCGAAGTCAGCGTGTAAGCGCCCTGCTGAAGAATGAACTGGTCAGACAAGATAACGCCGCGCTGCGATGAAGTCGTCGTGACGTAGGCTGCGGTTCCGTCATACTCAAACGTGCCAGACGGCACAGTCGTAAGCGTATCGGCGGTAAGCGTGAGCTGAGACATGCGTAAACTCCTAGTTTATAGAATGACCCACCGCGAACCGGTCGAGATCGTTATTGCCACACCCGCATTGACCGTCAAAGGGCCGACCGAGTTAGCGTTCTTGGTTGAAGGAATTGTGTAAGACGTCGTGACAACTTTATCGTTAAGGTTAAACACCGCGTCTGAACCGCCGCCGGTCGCGCCGCCGCCGATAGAACCCCAAGACGTGCCGTTGTAACCTTCAAATGTCGTAAGCGTCGAGTTGAACCGCATCATGCCTGAGACAGGCGCGTCAACAATAACCGTAGACGAGACAGTCTGGGACGGCGTGACGGTGTATGTGCCCGCACCGCCTGTGCCTGTGCCGAAAGCCGTAATACGTGTTCCTGCGGTAATACCTGTGCCGCTGATCGTAGAGCCAATGGTTAACGAGCCTGTGCTGACGGTTGCGACGGAAAGCGTTGTGCCGCTGATTGAACCGTTGCCGTTGAATGCGCCTGCACGTTGTGCTGTCGTGCCGACAGGAATTTTAAACTGCCCTGTGCCGGAGCTGTAAAGCATACCGGTCATGGTTATTGACCCAGACGACGAAAAGTTGCGGCCTGAGATGTCGCCCGTTGCCGAAATCGTCTCAAACGTCGTTGTGCCGGTAAACGCTGTGTTCGGGTCAAGCAGCACCGTGCCGGTCGCCGCTGGGAACGTGATCGTATTTGTTCCTGCGACAGGTACAGTTTTTAAGTCAACATATCCCGACGTAGATCCGTTGATGCGAAGCGATGTGATGGACGATGGCGGAACGCCCGCGATGTCGTCGTTTGTCCAGAGCGTTGTGTCGTTAGACGTTTTAAGGACAAGTTTGTAGTTGACATTTGACGTCAGCCAGACTTCGCCTGCTACGCGCCCGGCTGAGTCCAGAATGATAGGGTTGGTGTTAGCCACCGCGCCGCTCGCGCTTGTGTAGGTTGCGCGGGGCGTAGTTGTGCCGGCATCATACGTGTATAGCTTACCACCCGACAAAACGACACCGTTATTGTCTAGGAATTGCCAACCAGCGCCAGCGAGAGGGGAAAGAATAACTGCCATATCCGCACCTTATCGTGATTTTCGCCGTTACACAATCTGGTATGTAACAGTGAAAGAATAGACCGTGGACGCTGTATTTGTAGCGGTAAACCGGAACTCAAACTGGTCGTTTGTAACGTCAGCTAAAACAGCCCCAAAAGCCGTGCCGCCCGCCGTCGTAGTGACTATAACTCCCGCAGCTTGCCCTGACGACGTAAAGTTGCTTGCAACAGGAAGCGTCATTTTTAGGTTGCAAGCACTCGAAGCAGTTGCTTGCACCGTCACCTGACCGCTGACAACTACTGTACTGTATGTTCGCATATATTGGCAAACTGCCGCAGTGCTTGACGTGATGTTGGTTGTGTTGGTCAGCGTCGGCGTATAAGTGCCGCTGTCAATCGTATTTAAATTTTGAAGAAACCGAAACCACGCCCGCGAGACCAGTTTGCCGTCTGGCTCGGTTATCGGCACGTTGGTGGTTGGGATACGGTTTGCGTTACGCATTGGTCTGGCTCAACAAAAGTTCGGCCCCGACAATCGAAATCTTTACGGGGTCAGTTCCAGATACTTCATACACGCGGTCGCGCAGTTTGGTTGTCATGCCAAGCCGACGCCAGAACGTACGGGTTCCATACGCGCCGATAGCACCCATTGAGGCCCAATGCTCGTTTGACCATGTATGGCCGCCGTCATCTGACCACCGTAGCACGACCTGAGGCGTGTCGCCTTGACCATAGACGACGCCGACGCCGGTTTCTGCGTCAAGCTGAAGGCTATGTTGTGCTGTCCGGCGCAGATCGTTTTGGTCTTGTGGGAGGGCACGCCAAGACCGTAACCACCGTTGAGGTTGGTCATCGTCAGTAAAAACATTAAGGTCAAACGCGTAAACGCGGCCATCGTTGTAGTCTCCTACAAGAATTTCGTGGTTAAACGCCATTTGGCAGTTTGACCGATGGCGGGTAAATGCGCCGTTCACCCACGCAGCGCGTTCGGCCCAGCTCTGGGTAGAGACGTCATAAGCCCACGTTTTGCCGGCAGACGGGAAGGTCAGAACGTAAAACGCATGACCGTCTTGTTGATAGGTGTAGCCGATAGCGTCAGAGATGTCGCCGTATTGTTGGATTTGCCATTCAACCGCATGGGTTGAGATACGCTGGCCGGTGTAACCGTTTGTGCGGTAGACAATGCCTTCGCCGCGGGCGTCGCCGCCTAGCCAAAACACACCGTTGTCAAGTTTGGCAACCGAATAGGCTGCAACGCACCCGATTTCGTTATACGCACCTTGGATACGTTCTAACGGAAAATCTGCCGCGCCTGAGTCGTACCAAACTTCAACCGAGTTGGAGCCAAACAGCCATGCTTCGCGGTGATCGACAATAAGCGATACAAGACCGTCAGGCGAACCTTCGGCACTGGCAAAGTCAAGCGGCTCAATAGACGTACCGTCCAAAAGCGTCGTAATCCAAACGCGCTGTGAGTTTGGCTCGTTGAATACGAAATAGCCGTCAAGGTAGCCGACAGTCACCGCGCCAGGGAAATCAGGGTCGGTGATTTTACCAAACACCTGCGTACTCATGTTGAAAACATAGCCGTCAGGGTTGGCGGCAATAAAAATTTGCGTGCCGTTGTCCGACATGGACACTGGACCTGTGCCGCTCACGTTACCAAATATTTGCGCGCTGTAGCTTGTGTCAATCCGGTAGAACGTGTCACCCGACACGACATAGGCATACGATCCGTTAGGGTCAGGCGACCACATGCCACGGATCGGTCCTGTGCCAAGCGTAGCAAGAAGGCGCAAGCCCGGTGCGCGGTTCAAAAACGCGGCGGATTTGCCTTCGTTTGGTACAATTTCAGGGAAAAGATTAACCATGCGGCTATCCGCAGCGTTGACGCTGCGGGCCACATAAGATGATCCAAGAATAGGCGTCTTCATTTAGAAGTTACCCGCGAAGATGTTGAAGCGTTGACGCGTGCCGACGATGGAGTATGGCAACGACATGATGTCGTCTGGGTTGTTGATGCGTTTCAGATTGCGCTTGGATGTCATGGCGATACGGGCGACAGTCGGCGGTGGTTCGACGCCAAACTCAGCCGCGATCTCACACGCGAGATTATAACGGAACGCACGCAGATAGCCCGGCGGAAACGCCAAGGTTGTCGTCAGCGTCGCGGGCTGTGTCAGCTCTTCAACCGAAATAAAATGCCACTCTAGCACCTTTGTCGGCACAGGGTAAACGTACATTTCAATGTTTGGGTAACTCATATTTATCCATAATACCTGTGGATAGGTACTCGTCACCGTTTTAACAGCAATACCATCGTACTGCTGCTGGTTAATCATTTTGATGCCGTACGAGATGCCGGACGCAGGGTCTTTGAAATACGTCGAGTCGTCCAACAAGACGGGGCGGTTGCCAGTAAAATCACCTGACGGGCCAAACGTACGGCTAATAAGCCCCGGCGCCCAACTAAAGACCTGATCTTGTGTCGAGAAAATAGAAAGACGCTCTGTGTTCCACGAGTCAATCATCTGATTGAGCGCCGTCAGCGCGTCTTGCGACGCTGCTGCGGTGGGGACTTCCGACTCGGCCAACTGCCCAATAAGGCGTAAAGCACCGTTAATTTGGTCAGCGGCAGTCGTGGTCATGGTTTAGTCCTCTTCCTGTTGCTCTACAGGCACTTTACGTCTGCGGCGCGGTTCTAAAGCATTGACAGGCTCTTCGACCGCATCAGGTGTAGGTTGGTTATGGTCAAACCGTTTCCAACCGTTTTGTTCATCAGCTTGGGCCTCAAGTTCCATTGTGGCGACTTTGGTGCCGTGAACAGGATGGCGTAAATAAATCAAGCTCTTCTCCCTTTGTGAAATGGTGGGGGCCGTAGCCCCCACCAGATTAGTTTACGAGATCGCGTAGAGCGCCCATGCATTGTCTGCTGTCTTGCGTGCGCGGAATGCGCGAACAGTACCAGCAGTTGCTGCAATGGTCATAAGACCCTGCGTACCCGACGAACCAATCGTCCAGCCTGTGTTGGTGGCGATTGTGATGCCGTATGCTGCCGTTGTGATAACGCGAAAATCAAAAGTCGTACCGATTTTTGCGTTGTTCAACGTGCTATCAACGTCAGCCGCAAGCGGAAGCGTATAAATTGCTGTCGCTGTTGGCGTGCCGAGGATAATGCCGTTGGTCAACTGAGCCACGGTCAAAGTTGCAGTGTCGGCTGCAGTGGCCGGAGCCGCTGCAACTGACATTTTGACTTCGTTAAGGTTACCATCGTTGAACTGGTAACCGCCGCCTACTGTATTAAGAGCCATTGTCGTATCTCCTTAGTTCGAAAAGGTTAGCCCCAGATACGTGCAGCCATTGGCGCACGAATCACGGAGTAGCCGTAAAGAACGTCGATACGGCAAGGCATACGGTCATTGTTGATGTCGTACTGGCGAACAATACGCAGCGAGATGCCGTTGTGAACCTGACGCGAAGCCATATCCACGCCCTGTGGCATCAGAAGATCGGCGGTCGCAAACGTGATCGCGTCCTTCTGATAGACAAGGTTCTGTGGATACTGCGTCGAAGCCGCACCGAGAACGGTGACGACAGCGCTAGACTGCGGGAACGAGTCAACCGTTGCAAGAGCATTGGCCGATGTGTAAATCGCAGGCGAAACGCTGACCGACGACCAGTTGCCCGAAGACGCGGTTGCATCAGCCGTAACAACGAACTGCTGCAAGCTGCCCGTGGACTGACGGGTCTGTGGGTTGACGGCATAGACGCTTGCAATTGTGAACACGTCGCCTGCCTTGAAAGTGGCCGAACCGGTGTCGCCGTTGATGGCAATCGTTGAAGTGCCTTCGGTCGAGATCGTCGAACCAACCGTGAGCGAAGCCGAAGCCGAACGCGAACCGGTTGTGTGGTTGACGATTGACTGCGACATGGCAACTTCGTTGTAGCCAAGTACGCCCTGACCCATCAAACCGTTCTTGAACTGACGGCTGATTGTGTCGGTTGGGTTGAAGAAGCCCTTCATGCCTTCAACGAGAGCAGCGTTGGCAGCTGGGTTAACAGTTGCGTAGCGGCTGTCCATTGGAGCGGCATATTCGTTGAGCTTCTGCTGTGCCTGCAAGAGAACAAGCGACGTGCCCGGTGTCGTGCCCGGCGTACCCACTGAGGAGTAGATGCCCTTGTACGAGTTGGCAACATCGTTGTCGATGCTTGAAGCAAGCTGCGAAATACGAGGTTTGAGAACACGGTCAGCAAAGTCGTCCAACTGCATCGTCAATTCTGCCGATGTAAAGTTGACGCCGATGTGCTTCTGGTTGTTGACGGTGAGCGTTGTGTACTGTTCGTTGTCATCCTGAACCTGAAGAGCTGCGCCGTTGGTCACAAGAGCGCGATCCGGCAAGCGGATGCGGAGTGTTGAACCGATCTTAGCACCTTCAACAGCGAAGCTGTCGTCGTACTGGCGGTTCACGTTGCGGGTGATTACGAGATTGTTCTCAAGGATTTCGAGAGCTTTCCGCGTAATCATGTCAATGGTAAGTAAGCTATTACCCATGATAAGGCGTCCTTTTAAGTTGTGTTAACGGTATCGTGACGCCGCTTCCATTTTCTTTATCTGCCGTTGCCGTTCTGCTTCGATCCATTCCGACGTACTCATGGTTTTAACAGAGCGTGGGTCGGTCGTATCATACGCAGGCTGGCCTGACGACTTAGCCGTTACCGGCGAAATAGGGGCAGGCGCACTGGTTGTCTTTTTTACGGGCGGATTTGCTGCCAATGTGGCTTCAATCTTCCCAATCTCTTTTGCCTGCAAGAACGGCTGTAAACGTGCAATGCGGTCAGCTTCTTTAGGGTTTGACCCCAAAAAATAAGCGACTTCAGGCCCGATGTCCGATGCTTGGATAGACTCGGCCATAACAGGAGTAATAGTGAGGTTCGGGTTGTACGCGACCTGTTCAAAGTCCTCGTATTTAGACCGAATTTCCTCTTCTTTCTCGTGGTATGTTTCGAGAATTTCCGAGCGTTGACGTTCAGCATCACGACGACGGATCAGCTCTTCTGCTTTCTGTTCGGCCAATGCTTCCGCATAGGCGTCGGGAGAGCTAAACTGTTCTATTGACGGAGGCTCAACGGCGGCTTTAGGTGCGGGTTGGGCTGCCTGACGGGCTGCCTGTTCACGTTCCCACTTCCGCTGTTCTCTCGCAAGGCGTTTGCCAATCGCTGCATCCAACTCTTCCTGAGTGAATGTTTTGGTTGACTTTTCTTCCGTCTCTGTAACTTCAGGGGCCGGAGCAGACGTAACTTCCGGTTCTGGCGCGGGCTGGCCCGCTAACACATCTTCTTCAGACATTGTTTAGTCCTTTTAACCTAGTCTACCGGACTAGTACGGTTATGCACTCAACGATGCGACCTTGGCTTGGAACGCCTTGACACGTGCGTCGAGTGAATCTTGTTTGGCCTTCAGATCGGCTTCTGCGGTTGCCAAAGCAACGTCGCGGGCGGCAATCTGCGTCTCACGAACGGTTACGGCGCTGATACGGCTAGCAAGGGCTTTTTCAGCTGCATCGCTTGCCTTGTTGTACGCGATCTGTGCGTCGCTAAAATCTTTTTCGCGTGCGTTAAGCTCAACAACTTTAGCATTTGCTGCTTCGTTCTTGGCTTTAGCGTCAGCGATTGTCTGCGCTGCGGATTCTTTCAGCGCTGCGGCATCTGCTTCAGCGGCTTTTTTAACAGCTTCTGCATCTGTGCGGAGTTGGTTGGCGTCGTCAACGGCGGTCAAAGCACCCTGACGGGCAGCCAACTCGTCGCGCAATTCGGCCATCCTAGCCAAATCTTTTAGAAATTGCTTGGTAAAGTAGGTTGTGTAATCCATACCGCCCATGCTGTCGTTGGAAATGTTCATGGCTGCCTCTTACGCGTAATAGGAGATGTTGATTTTTGCGCTGCCCGTCTGTTCAATGAACTTAATCTGGGTCAGGTCGCCATCATACTGAAGCGTCACGCCGACTGCGAGCGGCATACCGACAGAAGCAGTTGGGTTTACACCATCATCACGCCACCGGACAGCTTGCGTTTCAGGCGTGATGAGCGCGATGGATGGCTTGCAGCTCAAACCTTGCACATCGCGTGATGGCACGGTAAGGCCAGTAGCCGAAGACAGCGACGTAATCTGTTGATACCCAAGGCGGGTTGTGATTGCTTTAAGATTGACCGACATCAGCTAAGTCTCCGAGACTGCGTAAACGAAGTTGCGAAAGTGCGTATTTCCACAAATATTTCTTTGGCGACAATAATAACGCCGCTAAAAAAACCACCGCCAAAGAACATACCACCGAAGAAGTTCATTTGTCAAAATGTCCCTATAATTATGAAGCCGTCGCCGCCGTTCCCACCATTGCCGGAAGCCGTTAATGTAGCACCGCCTCCACCGCCGCCGCCGCCGCCTCCGTAACCCGCATCGCCACCTTTACCCGCCGTGCCGCTTGAAGAATGGCCTCCGCCTCCCGTGCCGCCGGTAAAAAATAAAGGGTAGTTTTTTAAACCTTGTTGAACCAGCGCGCCTCTTTGCAACCCGTCACGTCCAACTCCACCAGTTGTTCCCGTTCCTCCGGCAATACTTGGAAAAAATCCAGAGGCGCTCATCGGCCCACCAGAACCCGTTCCGTGTCCACCCCCGGTTCCACCGGAAGTAATCACACCACTTGCTCCTATAGTTTGCGTCCCCCCGCTGCCGTTACCGGCACTTGCCCCAGCAGTCCCTGCTGCTCCCGCAATAGAATACCACAAACCTAATGAGCCAAACGGACCACCTGTGTTAACACCAATAGCACCAGCGGTTCCTGCTGTTGTAGCCGCCGCGCCTCCGCCCCCACCTGCTTGGGTAAAAATTAAGTTTGCTTGCGTGGTGTTTGGTTGAACGCCTACATAAGACGTTGCTCCGTTTGCCCCTGCGGTATTTGCAGTTGTCGCGCCCAACCCACCTGCGCCGGGTTGAACCCAGATTGTATCTGGCAGCAAAATAGCAGGTATAAGCATACGGGATGCACCGCCAGACCCGCCGCCACCGCCAGCAACACTTGGTGTGTTGTTAACTGGTCTCCCCCCGCCGCCTCCAGCAGCAAGCATGAATATGTAGACCATCGAGCATCCGGCAGGTTTCTGCCACGCTTGCCAATCGGTTCCGCTTGCATAGAAGGTTTGAAACTTGGTGTTTCCGAAGACGGGAATTGCGTTAATAGGAAACATCAGAAAGCCCCAACCAAAATTAAAGCGCCGCCGCCGTTACCGCCGTTGCCAGAAACACTCCCAGCACCTGTACCAGACCCGCCTCCTCCACCCCCACAACCCCAAGCTCCGTTACCGCCTGTCCCAGCTGTATTTACGCCTCCTACTCCTCCTCCACCTGTCCCCCCACTAAAAAGTAATGGAAACAGCTTAAAGCCAGGAGCAAAAGTTTGCCCAAAACGAAAACCATCCCTGGCTCTTTCAGCATTCCCAGAATTAGTTGCCAGACCACCAGGGATTGTTGGCATTAGGCCAGACCCAGTTATGTCTCCTCCGTTTCCAGCATTCCCACACCCACCACCGGATCCTGCCGTGATTGGTAAACCGGATGTGCCAAAAATAACGCTTGAACCCGCTCCAACCGCAGCCGCTCCAGCACCGCCAGTTTGTCCATTAGTAGAACTAAACAATGCACTATTGGAAAAAATACCGCCTACGCTGCTCGCTCCGGCTCCGCCGGTTGTAACTGCTGAACCGAACACGCCGCCGCCAACAAACAGGATTAAATTTTGTGCTGTAGTGTTAGGTGCGATTGAAACGTAAGATATTGTTCCAGTTGCACCGTTTCCGTTAACAGTTGTTGCGCCTAACCCACCAATCCCCGGCCTAATGTAAATAATATCTGGAAGAAGAGTTGCGGGCATTAAAATATGTGTGACAGAGCCGGAGCCACCACCGCCAGCGGCAGTTGTCAAAGCCCCAGAATTAGGGCGGCCTCCACCACCCCCAGAACCGATCATAAAAATATAAATCCAAGAACACCCCGCTGGTTTTGTCCAAGACAACCAACCGTTTCCGGCCCCAACATTTTGTTGTGCGTAAAACACAGACCAGTTGGTTATACCATTTCTTGGTAGAGCGTCATTCCACATTAGAACGCTCCTATAAAAATAATGCCGTCGCCGCCGTTACCGCCATTGCCAGAAGTTCCTGCTCCGGAGCAAGAACCGCCGCCACCACCGCCACCACCATAAGATGCGTTTCCACCGTCGCCAGCCGTTCCGGTGGTATGACCGCCACCACCTGAACCACCAGAAAAAATCATTGGGAAAGATTTAAGACCGGGTGTCCACATAGCCCCAAGTTGAAAACCGTTTCTTCCGGAAACGCCTGTCGTCCCCGCTCCACCAACAATAGTTGGGAACACGACTGCGTTAATAATATCGCCACCAGCACCCGTGCCGTTCCCGCCGCCAGTGCCGGGAGTTGTTATAATTAATGAAGTAGTTGTCGTATTTATTCCAGAGCCGTTTGCTACTGAAGCGCCAACCGATGCAGTGATTCCCGGTGATGTTGTAAACAACCCTAAACATTGAATTGCAGGGGTTGTTATAGCAACGCTACCTCCTGTTCCCGGATTATTTATACCGCCTCCGTTAGCACCGTTGCCGCCGCCTTGAGCGATAAGAGAATTAGCAACAGTCGTATTTGGTTGCATTGCAACATAAGATGTCACACCCGCAGCACCTGATCCAACGGTTGTTGCACCCAAACCACCTGTGCCGGGCCTAACATAAAGAATATCAGGGACAGTAAATGCGGGAATTAAAAATCGAGTGTTACCACCCGCGCCACCGCCACCGGCAGCAACAGTCAACGCGCCGTTGTTAGAGCGACCGCCGCCACCGCCGGAAGCAAGCATCAGGATGTATATCCAAGCGCATCCCGCTGGCTTCATCCATGTCTGCCATGAGTCCGTGGTCGCAGCACCTTTTACGGCGTAATACGTTTTCCAGTTGGTTATACCATTGCGGGGAAGGGCATCATTCCACATTACCCAACCCACCAAGATGGAGGCGTGTCTGATGCGCCTACGACTTTATAATCAAACCCGCCGGTAAGGACGTTCCCATACTCGTCATACAACACAGCATTTGACAATGTTGAATCCATAATCTGCCAGCCAGAAAGACGATCTTCACCGTACTCAATTGTCCAGAAAACCATTAGTAGTCTCCTGCAATTGTCAGCGGATTAAATCCTGTCGTGCTTGCGCCTGTCGATGTGCCGAAGGTAATCAGGATTTTGGTGCTGGCAGGGATCGGGAAGTTGACGGGGATTTCATACTGAGGTGATGCAATCGTGTTGGATGCAGTAAATGCCGCCAATGTCAACTCAGCAATCATTGTTGTATTGGCGGCTGTGTTTGTCGTACCCGCCGTGAACGCGCCTGTTGCAGAGCAGTAAAACAGCCGAGCCACAGTCGCAGCAGTTGTGCTGATTGATTTAAGAATGACCTTATAGACAAACGATCCTGACGCACCTGCTGTGAAGCACAGGTAAGTGTTGGCCCCCGTGCCATCTGTTGCGGTGTTGGCGGATGAGCCAACAATCGAACCAACAAGGCTAATGTCAGGTGTGCCAACATAGATCGGAAGCGTATTAAGTGTTGTATTAGCCATGACTTACCTCAAGTAAAAGCGCCAAGGCGCATTTGTTCAATTTGACCGCGATTGGCCGCAGCAGTGATTTGTGTGGCGTCTGGAAATGCTACGCTTGTTGCTGTTGCTACGCCGATAGTTGGAGTTGTAAATACAGGAGATGTTGCAAGAGCAACGACCGTTCCCGATCCTGTCGTGCTATATGATGTTCCCCACGCCGTCCCAGTTGAGTTAGCAATTCCCGCTGACGGATATGGCGCCGCTGAACCCTGAACGCCAGCCACCGAAAATGCCCAAAGAG